AAGACAGCTATGGAAGGTGACTTCGATACTGGTAACGTAAGATACAAAGCTAGAGAGAGATATTCATTCGGATTCTCAGACCCTAGAGGTATCTTCGGTTCACCTGGTGCGTAATCACTAGATTAACTGAATAATTAAGGGCGGCTCTTGTAGCCGCCCTTTTTTTATGGTAGAAAGAAATAGAATGAAAATAGAGAAAGAAGTAATAGGAAAAATACAAAAAGACTATTTATTTTTGGTTGGTAAAGTAAAAATAAATGCTGAATATTTTATAGATAAAATAAAAGAAGATGTTAAATCTTCTAAAAATAACTACGCTACAAATGTTGTTGGTCTTATGACTGATTGGCGATATTTTTGTTCTGACAAAGAATTTATAAAAATAATTTACCCTGTTTTAGATAAAGTTGATAAACATGATTTTATAAGACCTTATGAATTAAGTCTTGCTTGGGGTATAGCAGAAGGCTTTGGTGGTAGAACAATAGAACACGCTCACACACCATCTGTAATTTCAGGAGTTTTATATTTAAATGATCATCACCAAGATTTAATCTTCCCTGATATAAACGAAAAAGTTACACCTGAAGAAGGTAAAATTGTTATGTTTTCGTCAGAATTAAAGCATAGTTGTGACAGAAATGTTACAGAAAAAGTAAAATATGCCATATCATTTAATTTTAATGAACTCTATCAATATACTTAAATTTTGATATACTATACAAACCCATGAAAAATTTTAAAATACAAATCAGAGCATATGGCTACCATGCCATATTCAATATATCTTGTGAGGATAATGCTAAATCCTTTGAGGATACACTAGTTGACAAGCTAGGAAAAAATGATATTGTATGGGACAAAGATGGATTTACAAGTAAATCTAAAACATGGTTAACCTATGAGGAGGTTATAAATGACACACGTTCAGAACCTTTACACGGAAAAAAGGAGTCTAGAACTGAAGTGGTCGCAGCACTATAATCAAGAGAAAAGATACACTCTTGATATGGTTAGGATTGATGACAAAATAAGACAAGTTATCAGTCACATCAAATTAGCTGAAGCAGATGTTGCTCATCAGACTAATAAGATAGAAGACGCTGCACCCAACGTTTCTGTAGCTACGTAACATAAAAAACGCTACATCGCTGAAATCGCACTTTCACTACGCAATCTCTTGCACTCTATTCAAAACTAAGCTATAAAATACACACTATACATTAATTAGAACATAGACGCGTATAGTCGACGGCCTAGAGACTATGTTCGGAAAACTAGGAGGATATAAATATGGCAAGTACTACATTTAATGGTCCAGTACGTTCGGAAGGTGGCTTTCAAATGGCTACTAAAAACGCAACTACTGGTGCAATTACAACAAGAATGAGTTCAGGAATGCCTGACCTAACAGGTTTGACATTAGCTGACACAGCAACAGGTGCTAACATTACTATTGCTAATGAAATTATAGCAACTGTAAACTACACAGGTGCAGCAGCATGTGCTGTAGCATTACCAGCAGCAACTAGAGGTTCTATCGCTGTTTACGTTCAAGCTAAAGATACAGCTGGCGGAACTGCGACTTTAACTTTTGATGCAGTAGGAACTGACGTTTGGGCAACTGGTTCATTAATTGAATCAAGAGCAGCAAATGAAGTAACTTTTGATACTTCAACAGCAGGTGAAACACAATTAGTTTTCACTCCAGCTGATGCAGCAACTAATGTTTTAACAACTGGCGGCAAAATTGCTTTCATGTGTTTTGAAGATGGTGTGTGGACGATTGCAACTGAATTCACTGGAGCAGCAGCAGCTGTTACTGGTGCGTTTGCATTCGCAGCGTAATAATTATGTGGGTGAGAAACTTCAAGACTTTTTGATCTTGATACTCACCCGCACCAATAAGGAGTAAAAATATGGCAATACAAGGTGATGTAAAAGCAGTACAAGTAACAGCTACAGGTTCTGTATTTGGTGGTAGAACTAGATTAAGAGGATTAGTTCTTTCTAACACGACAACAACTACAACTACAGGATCTATAAGTTTTAGTGACTCGGACGCAGTTCAGTTTACAGCTGAAGTTCCTCCAGGTGACGTTTTCTCTTTCAATTTTCCTTCTGATGGAATTTTGTTTAAAGGATTTATTACTTGTAATGCAATAGCAAGTTCAAAGTGTACTGTATTGATAGATAAATAGGAGGGTAGATGGCTAACACTACTTCCGGTACAACAGTATTTGATAAAAATTTTTCAATTGATGAAATCATTGAAGAATCTTATGAAAGAATTGGTTTAGAACCAAACGCTGGTTATGATTTAAAGTCAGCTAGAAGATCTCTTAATATATTATTTCAAGAGTGGAGTAATAGAGGACTTCATTATTGGGAAGTAGCAAATAACTCAATTACATTAGTTGATGGTCAAGCAGAATACACAATGTTTAGGTCAACAAGTGATGGCACTTCTAGTGCTACAGCTGTTTATGGTGTTGATGATATATTAGAAGCTGTTTACAGAAACTCATCAAATGTGGATACACCTCTTACAAAAATAAATAGATCTACATACCAAGGCCTTTCAAATAAAACATCTGAAGGAACACCTTCACAATATTTTGTACAGAGATTTATAGATAAAGTTACAATCACTTTATATTTAACACCAGGTTCTTCTGAAGCAGGTAATAAACTTAATTATTATTATGTAAAAAGAATACAAGATGTTGGTGATTATACAAATGCAACAGACGTACCTTATAGATTTGTTCCATGTATGTGTGCAGGTTTATCTTACTATCTTTCACAGAAAAAAGCACCACAAAGAACACAAGAATTAAAATTGTTATATGAGGATGAATTACAAAGAGCTTTAACTGAAGATGGTTCTTCTTCTAGTTCATTCATAACACCTAAAACTTATTATCCAAATGTCTAATTTTTCAAAAGGTAAACATGCAAAATTTATATCTGATAGATCAGGTATGGAGTTTCCCTATACAGAAATGGTTAGAGAGTGGAATGGTTCTAGAGTTCACACATCAGAGTTTGAACCTAAACAGCCACAATTACAACCAAGAGCTCACGGAGCAGATCCTGAAGGTTTACAAAATGCAAAACCTGACAGAACAGAACCAGCTGTAGCTAGTATGTTACCTAGTAATCCAATAAGTACAACAGCAAATTCTTCAACTATATCAATATCGGAACCTAGTAATAAAAGAGCTGTAAGTGATATAATAGAACTTAGAAATGTAGACGGTTCACCAGGAGGATTAGCTTTTACGGTATATGAAAATTCTTTTATTATTAGTTCAGTAACAACAAATAGTTTTACCTTTAATTTAAACACAACAACTGCTATAACTGAAGATGCAGGAGGAGCGGTCGTAACAGCAGGACCAGTAACATTAACACCATGACTTACGCAGAACTATTAACAAAAATAAGAAATTACACAGAAGTTGATTCTAATGTGTTTACAGATTCTATATTAGATGGGTTTATTTTAGATTCCGAAGAAAGAATTTTTAGAGATTCTGATTCTGATAATAATAGAAAATATGCTACAGCCACAATTGTATCAGGTCAAAGATATGTAAATACTCCTGACGTAGGAAACACAGAAACAGCCGTTATTAGATCAATTCAAATTGTAGACTCAGATGGCGTAGGGCAGCCTACAGATAGATCTTTTGTGGAATATAGAGATACAAGCTTTATATCAGAGTTTAATCCAAAAGAAACTCAAGGTATTCCAAAATACTACGGATATTGGGATGATAATCAGATAGTTATAGCTCCTACACCTAATGCAAATTATACCATGCAGATAAATTATATCTTGAAACCAACTGGATTATCGGCTACTAATACGACTACATATTTAAGTACGAATTTTCCCAACGGACTTTTGTATGCATCCCTTGTAGAAGCCTTTGGCTTTCTTAAAGGACCCGCTGATATGCTTCAATATTATGAACAAAAATATCAGAATGCGTTACAAGGATTTAATATAGAACAAATGGGCAGAAGAAGACGTGATGAATACCAAAGCGGGTCGCCACGTTATTCTAAACAAAGTTAAAAGTTAAAGGAGTAAAATATGGCAATAACACAAGCGGTTTGTAATTCATTCAAGAAGGAACTGTTAGAAGGTGACCACGAATTTCAATATTCTGGAGGAGACACTTTCAAACTTGCACTTTATATCTCTACTGCTACATTAAGCGCAGCAACAACTGGTTATGCTACTTCAGGTGAAGTTGGTAACTCAGGTGCGTATGCTGCAGGTGGTGGCACTTTAGTAAAACCAAATCCAAGTACTTCAGTTGCATCAGGTGTTGCAATTGTTGACTTTAACGATTTGTCTTTCACTGGAGTATCAATAACAGCTAGAGGTGCTTTAATTTACAACAGCACAATGGGTGGTGGTTCAAACACTACTGATGCGGTGTGTGTTTTAAATTTTGGTGCAGATAAAACAGCAACTTCAGGGACGTTTACAATTCAATTTCCGTCTTTCACAACAGCAGCAGCGATTCTAAGAATTGGTAACGCGTAATAGGAGGAACCTATTATGGCCAATACTTGGGGCACGTTAAGTTGGAATACTGGTTCATGGGGTCAACAGAATGATGTTTCTGTTACCTTAACTGGACAACAGTTAAGTAGTGCCCAAGGAAATGTTGGTACATCAACTGAAATTAATACAGGTTGGGGTAGATTAACTTTTGGTGAAAACGCTTGGGGTATTTCAGGTGATCTTTTAGTTACAGGTATAGGTTTAGAAGCTTCTATTGGAACAGGCTCAGTTGTTATTGATGTTCAAAACGAAATTACTGGCATACAACAAAATTTAAATTTAGGAACAATAACAGCAGAAGGATTAGCTGAAGTTGATTTAACAGGTATAGCTTTAGAAGCGTCTATTGGAACAGTAGATCCTGCTCCTGATGTTATGTTAACTGGTGTAGCTTTAGGAGTTGCAGCAGGAACTGCAGATGGATTTAATGAAGAAGGTTGGGGTAGAACTCAATGGGGAGAAGAAGCATGGGGTGCTTCAGGTGTTTGGGCACAAGCTCCTGTTACTGGAATTGGATTAACAGCTAATCTTGGTTCTGTTATTGCAACACCAAATACTTTAATTAATTTAACAGGAATTGGATTAACAACTCAAGAAGGAACAGTAGATCCTTCACCAGATGCTATGATTGTAGGTGTTGGTTTATCTGTAGGTGTTGGTGTAGGAACAGTTACAGCAGGAGCTGATATTTCAATTACAGGAAATGGATTAGAAATAGCTCAAGGAACAGCTGTTTTAGATGCAAATACTTTTGTAGATTTAACTGGACAAGGACTAGAAGTTGGGTTAAGAAATGCTGTAGCAGGTGCTTCTGCACTTGTTTCACCTACTGGGTCAGCAATGGCTATTTCATTAGGAAATGAAAATGTCCAATCTTGGCAACCAGTAGATACCGGAACACAATCTTCTTGGATAGAAGTTGACACCGCCGCTTAAATTTTATAAATTAAACAATAAGGAATATAAAATATGCCATCAAGTTATAGTACAGATTTAAAACTAGAGTTAATGGTCACCGGTGAAAAAGCTGGTCTTTGGGGTGACATTACAAATACAAACTTAAACATTGTTCAACAAGCAATTGCTGGAAGAGAAGCTGTTTCTGTTGCATCTACAAACGCTATTACTTTAGCATTTACAAATGGTGCATTATCAAATGGTAAAAATGCTGTGATTGATATTACAGGCACACCTTCAGGTGATTGTACAGTTAAGGTTCCTGACGGAATTGAAAAAACTTATATAGTAAAAAACTCAACTGGTGGAACATTATCTTTAACAGTTAAAACAACATCAGGATCTGGAGTAACTTTTGGTGACAATGAAAAAACAACTAAAATTCTTTACTCAGATGGAACAAATGTTGTAGACACTGGTTTAACTGATCTTTCTTCAGACTACTCACCACAATTATCTGCAGACTTAGATACTAATTCACAAAATATTCAATTTGATGATGCTCATGGTATTAATGATGATTCTGGTAATGAACAAATTGTATTTCAAAAAACAGCATCTGCTGTAAATCAATTTGATGTTACAAACGCTGCAACAGGAAATGCTCCTGACTTAGCAGCAACAGGTGGTGACACAAACATTGATCTTAATATAACTCCAAAAGGAACAGGAAGAGTTACATTAAATGGTAGTGGTAAGATTCAAGGTCTTGCTGAAAAAGTAACCGTTGATAATTCATTTTCTACAAACGTTGTAATTGATACACAAACACAAGCAGTTATTTTAAGTACTGCTGCAGCATCTGGTAACTTTAGAGTTAATTTAAGAGGAAACGGATCTAGTTCATTAGACGCTGTAATGGATACAGGTGAATCAATTACTGTTGCATATATTAATAAAAATAATAACAACACGTGGGCTGCTACTTCTTTTGTAGTAGACAATAAATCAACAAACGTAACTATTGTTTATCAAGGTGGATCTTCATTCACTGCAGGAAACGCAACATCAAACGATACATATACTATGACAGCAATAAAAACTGCAGCTTCTACGTTTACAGTTTTAGCTTCTCAAACACAGTTTGCATAATAGGAGGACATAGAAAGATGCCAATTTTAACAACAATAGGTTCAGCATCAGTAAAAGGTTTCGGTTTCGGAGCTGGTGGTGGACTTACAGCTACAGGTGGAACTATCACAGAGTATGGTGGATTTAGAGTACACACCTTTACTTCAAACGGAACTTTTGAAATTGAAGCAGGCGAAACAAGCGAATTAGATGTAATGGTAATCGGCGGTGGTGGTGGCGGAGGCCAAAATCACGGCGGAGGTGCTGGTGCATCAGGAGCAATCGTATTAACACAAAACACAAGCGGACCCGCTTCTTATTCAATCTCAGTTGGTGGCGGCGCAGGTTCTGCGGGCTCTGGATCAAACACAACTGGATTCGGTCAAACAGGTAATGGTGGCGGAAAAGGTGGTGGATTTCGACAAGGTGGTGGCGGCAGCGGCGGCTGCGGCGGCGGCGGTGGAGGAGAACCTACAGGTGGAGGATCTTCTAACCAATCTAGTGTTCAGTCCCCTTGGTCGGGAGCTTCATTTGGTACGTCAGGTGGCTCAGGCGGAGCAGGATCTCCACAACACGGCGGCGGAGGCGGCGGTGGCGCAGGCCAGGCAGGAACTGGAGGATCAGGAAGTACTGGAGGAGCAGGCGGCGCAGGAATTCAAAATGCTTTTCAAACAGGTTCAAATCAATATTATGCTGGCGGTGGCGGCGGTGGAACTTGGCAAATGTCTGCTGGTCAAGGCGGTCAAGGAGGAGGCGGAAACGGCTCTGTACAAAATGGTCAAGGAACAGCTCCTTCTGCAACAGGATTTGGTTCTGGCGGAGGCGGAAATGGCGGCCAAAACAGAACAGGTGGATCTGGTTCAGCTGGAATTGTAGTAGTGAGGTACCCTTTATAATGGCTAAATATTGGGCAGAAATAAATAATTCTAACGAAGTCATTGAAACAACTGTATTTCAAGATGATGTTACTACAGCAGAAAAAGCAGCTGCTGTTAAACCTTTAGCTGATTCTAATAATCAATATGTAGAATATTTTTTAGATGGTGGTTCAAGAAAAATTAGGGCAAGTATTGGTTATACTTATGATTCTAGCAATGATGCTTTTGTAGAACCTAAACCATCTGAATCTTTTACTTACAATACTTCTACAGGTAAATGGGATGAACCGTCAGGAAAACCTGAAGGTTATTCATATTGGGACGAAGACGCTAATACTTGGCAAACTGTTTAATTAAAATTAGACCCAGTTATCCAACCTACTAAAGCATCTCTTTCACCTTTTGTTACAGGTTGAACTTCATGTGGAATAAAAGAAGGAAAAACAATTATTGTTCCTTGTTCTCTATTCATTTTTGTTTGTGTATCTGCATCATACAAAACTAAATCTCCACCATCATATTCTTTAGGATCTGTAAGTTGAATTGAAAAAGATAATTTTCTAATTACACTACTAAAAAGTCTATCAGTGTGTTTAGTATACTTTTCATCTTTACCATAAGTAGTAAATTGTAGACTTTCATAAATACCATAAAGTTTAAAATTAAAAAAATCTTTGTTTAAAGATACAATTGCATCAGTAATTTTTCTATACACATCTTGTATCTCATTATGAGGTGTTAACCATCTAACCTTATTTTTTCTAATATTATGATTTAATTTTTTATCTTTTCCTACAAAAGCTTCTTCAGGATCCATTGATTTTGCAAAGAATACAAGATCCTCACATTCTTTTTTTGTTAATACATTATCTGCATATGCATAGTGATGTACTTTGTCAGCCTCAAATGGCCAAATTGGACTTATCATTTATATACCTCTCTGTTTCTGGAAACCATAATATATCAATATCTGATTTCTTAAATGTTTTTATTGCGTCTTCATAAGATTCAACTAAAGCCTCTCCAGCAAGATTAAAGGATGTGTTTAATAAAACAGGAACATTAGTTAAATATTTAAATTCAGTAAGTAATTCAAAAAAATGAGGAATAGAGTTGTTTACAGTTTGTATACGACAAGAATTGTCAACATGAATTACACCCGGTATAATATTTTTTTTCTCTTTTCTAACAGGAAAAGAAATAGTCATAAAAGGAGATTCATTTAAACCATACATAATAAAATACTCATTTGCATCTTCTTCTAAAACAGAACAAGCAAACGGTCTGTACCATTCTCTTTTCTTAATCTTATTTACTATGTCTTTGGCATTTTTATTTCTTGCATCAAATAAAATAGATCTATGTCCTAAAGCTCTAGGACCTGATTCTGCTTTTCCATAGTATACTGCAACTGTTTTTTGTTTAGATAAAGCTTTTGCTATATCAGCAACACTACATTTTTTTCCAATAGGTTTTATTTTTTCTTTAGTATGATTAAAAAAGGTATGAACTAATTTACGAATTGTTTTATCTTTGGTTAAAGTTCTGTATATGTCCATAGCCGCTCCTAGACTATTTCCAGAATCATCTGCAAGTGGTTCAAAATAAAAATTTAGATGAGGTAATTTTTCAATTAAATATCCGTTTGTTACAACGTTCAATGCATAACCTCCTGTTAAACAAACATTACGTATTCCTGTTTTTTTAACAAACTTCTTAACTAGATTAAGAACCATTTCCTGAGTTTGTTTTTGAACTTGAAAAGCATAGTCTGCGTACAAAGATTTTCTTTTATCAAAGTTTTTATTTTGTAAACCAAAATGTTCTTTATAACCTACTTCCATGCCGTGATAATGAAAATATAAATCATCATTCATTAAGTCAGGAAATTTTTTATCTTTTCCGTAACCAGCAAGACCCATAGTTTTTCCATTTTCTAAAACATGTTGACCAATTAATGTTGTTGCGGATTCATAAACTTTGGTAATGTTCATAGTGCTATCACCTTTTACTTCTGCATCTTTAAATATTTTTTTCATTTTAGAAACAAGCTGATGATTTTCTACATCATAGTCTTGTCCTTTATTAACAAGAAAATAATTTTTATATATAGTTTTAAAATTAGCAGGATACTTACAAATAAATACAGACTCACTTTCTCTTATTCTATCTTCCATCATTGCACCATTTCTATCGATAACAAAAGTTAAAGCTTCTTTAAAACCACTATTGTTAAAAGCTAAAGTTGCATGGGCTAAATGATGATCTTGACAATATTTTATAATTTGACAACCCTTAGCATTTTTTATTTTTGTCCACATATACATCTGTAACCAATCAACACCTTGAGAATTTGGTGTTGGAGAACATATAACTATTTTATCAATTGGTGTATCTTGATAATTATCTAAAACATAATTTAAAACAGTAAGTTGATTTTCACCTAACTCATCTCTTTTTTTACGTGTTAATCTTTCTTGTTTTGAAAAGTATGTAATTTCTCCATCGTCTAGGATGCAAACACTGGCGTCATGATAAGGAGATATCCCTAATATTCTCATTTAAAAAAATTAAAATTTATATTGTACCTAGCTGGTTGATCTGTGCACGTCGTGCTTTGATGAGGTCTTGCTGCATTAAATAGTAACATTCTATTTGCAACAGATTTTATTTCAGTTCCATTTTCTAAAATGGTTTTACCATTATTAGTATTCCAATAAAAGAGAGCACCTCTATGCTTAAAGTCTTCATCCACATGACTAGCATGTGTTATAATTTTATCTGTTCTAGGATAACAATTCATTTTAATTCTTATAAAAGCTTTTGCATCTAATCTCAGTGCTAGGTTTTGAAAATGTCCCCAAAGGTTAGAACAAGGAGCATAATCTTGATAAAGAATATGTGTAAAATATATATTTTTATCAAAGCTATTTACTTCTTTTTGAAAAAACCAAGACATTTGATCACCCATAACCACATCTTGCAATTGCTTGAAATAGGTTTGATCCATAAAATTATCTATGATAGTAAAGCCTAGATCTTTTTTATCGTTTTCTTTCATCATTTATGATATGGCTATACTCTATTATATAAAAATAGTCTAGTCAAATAAACAAAATTAGGTATTATAGACAGATATGCTTCAAAAAATTAATTTTAGACCAGGTTTTAATAAACAAGATACTGAAACAGGTGCTGAAGGTCAATGGACTGACGGAGACAATGTTAGATTTAGATATGGTCAACCAGAAAAAATAGGGGGTTGGTCAGAACTTGTTAATGCAACTTTATCAGGTCCTGCTCGTGATCAACTTAGTTGGTCAGACTTAGATGGTAGAAAGTATGCTGCCATTGGTACATCTAAGTTATTAGTAATTTATTACGAGTCTGCTTTTTATGATATTACACCCGTAGAAGCAGATCAATCAGGTGTAACTTTTACAACCACAAACGGGTCAGCTACAGTAACTGTAAATGTAACGGCAGCACAAGTAGCTGTTGGAGACTATGTAAAATTTAAAAATGTAACATTACCTGGAAGTGGTACGTCTTTTGTTGCAGCAGATTTTACAACAAATGTTTTTGAAGTAACATCTTTAAGCGGAAGTAATGCATATACAATTACAATGCCTTCAAATGAAACAAGCTCTGGCATATCTTCTGCTGGATCAGCGACTCAGAATAGATATGTAACCATAGGACCCATTGCACAAACTTCGGCGTTTGGTTGGGGTACAGATACTTACGGTAGTGAAAAATGGGGAGAAGCATCAACATCTTCAAATGTAACATTAGATCCTGGTAACTGGTCACTGGACACTTTTGGTCAAACTCTTGTTGCAACAATTCACAACGGCAGAACTTTTACTTGGAATACTATTGCTCAAGATGGCCCATCGGCAATTGATACAAGAGCAGTTGTAATGACAAATGCACCTACAGCTTCAGTTATAACTCTTGTGTCAGATAGAGACAGACATTTGTTTCATATAGGAACAGAAGAAACTATAGGTAATACAGATACACAAAATAAAATGTTTATTCGATTTTCAAACCAAGAAGACTTTAATACTTATACTCCAACTGCAACAAATACTGCAGGAACATTTTTACTTGATCAAGGAAATGAAATTATAGCCGCTGTTCAAGGTAAAGATTATGTGTTGGTTTTAACAGATCAAGCAGCTTATGTAATTCAATTTGTTGGACCACCTTTTACTTTTTCACTTAGACAAGTTGGTTCTAACTGTGGGTGTTTATCACAACACACTTTGGTATATTCACAAGGAGCTGTATATTGGATGGGTTTCGGTGGAGGTTTTTTTAAATTTGATGGAACAGTAACACAATTAGGATCACTCGTAGAAGATTTTGTATTTACAACTGGAAACTCTAATTTAGGTATAAACTATGAAGCTAGTAAAATTGCTTATGGTGAACACAACAGTTTATACAATGAAATATTTTGGTTTTATCCAAAAGCAGGATCAGCTCAAATTGATAGAGTAGTAACCTATAACTATGTAGAAAATACTTGGTCAACAGGATCTTTATCCAGAACAAGTTATCAAGACAATCATACTTATTCATTGCCTTATGCTACTGAATTTTTAGCAAGCACTGTACCCTCTTTTCCAGTTATTAATGGTGCATCAAATACATACGGAGCAACGAGATTTTGGGCACATGAAACAGGCACTAATGCTGTTCTTGCTGATACTACATCGTTTGCTATAACTTCTTATGTAATATCTGGTGATTATGATTTAGACGCGCAACAAGGTTTAAATGGAGCAGGTGAAAATATTATGAGAGTATCTAGATTTATACCCGACTTTAAAAATTTAGAAGGTAATGCAAAAGTCACTTTAAGATTTAGAAACTATCCAGCATCATCCGAAACAACTGATAATAATTATCCTTTAGTTACAGGACCTTTTACAATTAATACTACAACTGAATTTAAAAGCACAAGAGTTAGAGGAAGACAAGTAAGTCTGAAAATTGAAAATGATGGTAAAGACCAGTCGTGGAGATATGGCACTTTAAGATTAGATATTCACGCAGGAGGTAGAAGATAATGGGTACAATAACACCAGTTTTTCCAGATCCAGTAGATGAGCCAGAAAAACTGGTTTCTTAGTTAATGGCAAATTTTTATAAAAGCGAAACTTTTAATTTAACAACAACTAATTTGACAACTGTGTTAACTATTAACACATCATCGGTTGCGATAGTTAAAGCAGTTCAAGCTAGTCATGCAACAGCTAGTAATGTAGATGTAGATCTATTTCTTAAGAAATTTGGTGGTTCTGATGTGGAGATATCACATGCGCAGTTAAACAAATCCTCTATAAATTTAGCTAAAGATATAATAAATATGGAAGAAGGTGATATATTAAAAGCACAAGCAGATACTGCTAATCAGATCACTGGACAAGTAAGCTATCTTCTGATAGATAGATCACAAGAAAATGGATAAAGAAATACCAGAAATAGAAACGACAACAAAACAAACTTTTAGAAGTAAGTCTACGGGTAAATCTTATGATAGCAAAGAATTGTTTTTAGAAAATCATTCTATCGAAGATTTAGCTACAGATACTACTGTTACTGTAACAAATAAAGGATTAGAGTTGTTACAAAAAGTAATGGGCAGAAAGTAATTTATGCAAGCACCGCGAGGTGGTACTGAGTTACAGTTTGAATATTTAAAAAAGCATGTTGATGAAAGTCTTTTAGATAAAGTTCAAATAACAACTTCAGTTCCAGAGAAGATTCCGTTACATCCAACAAAACCAAACATACTTTGGCAGAAAAATTCTTATGATCAACCTAATTTAAGACCTTGGTTTTTAGATAAAAACAATCACAAAAAATATGATTGGTATATATTTAACTCACATTGGAATTATGAACAATTTAGAAGAGAGTTTAACGTACCAACAGAAAAATGTTTAGTAATTAAAAATGGAATAGATAATATTAAACCTAGACTTTTTCAAAAAAAAGATAAAAAAGTAAAATTAATTTTTCATCCTACACCTTGGAGAGGATTAAATGTAATGTTAGCAACTATGCAACTTATAAAAAATCCTAATATAGAATTAGATGTTTATTCTTCCTGTGAAGTATATGGCACAGCATTCAAACAAATGAATGATAAACATTATGAAGAATTATATGCTCAAGCTAAACAGCTACCGAATGTTAATTATATTGGATATAAACCAAATGAATATATAAAAGAAAATTTACATAAATACGATATGTTTGTTTATCCTAATATTTGGGAAGAAACTTTTTGTATATCTGCAATAGAAGCTATGGCAGCTGGTTTATATATTATTACTACAGACTTTGGAGCTTTGTATGAAACTTGTGCAGAGTTTTCAACATACGTTCCTTATCAAGCTAATCATTTAAATCTAGCAGCTAACTTTGCTTTTGCTGTTGAAAACGCAGCACCTAATTTAAATAATCCTGGGATTCAAAAACATTTAAGTTTTCAAGTAGATTATGTAAATCAATATTATAATTGGACTAAAATAGGTATGGCTTGGACTAATTTTTTAAAAGGAATAATAAATGCAAAATAATACACCCATATGGATTAACCAACCTGTTAGTAAAAAAGTTTCTATTTTTGTAGCAACACCTTGTCATTCAGAATGCTCTATTCATTACACTCAATCACTTTTAAAGTTTCAACAAGTTTGTCTTGGTCAAGGTATTCTAGTTAGTTTTACGTTGTTAAAATCTTCTTTAGTTACTCAAGGTAGAAATCTTTGTGTTTCTAATTTTTTAGAAGAATGTGATAAACATCCTTATACTCATTTTTTATTTATAGATTCTGATGTTGAATTTAAACCAGAAACAATATTTAAAATGATAGAAAAAGATGTGGACGTTATTGCTGCTCCTTATCCAATGAAAACTATTGATTGGAATAAAGTAGAAAAAAGAAAACAACCTAATATGACTGGAGAACAACTTTCTAGATTAGGTTTTATTTGGCCTATAAAAATAGAAGGTAGTAATCAAATAAAAGTTAAAGAAGGAGTTGCTGAAGTATCCCACGCTCCAACAGGATGTATGTTAATTAAGAAAAATGTATTTCATAGAATGATAAAGGCCTACCCTAATTTAGAAATTAAACAACCTACGATTATTAACGGAGAAGAAGTTCCAAGACCTTATTTTTACAATTTTTTTGATACCTATCATGAGCCTGAAACGAAGAGATATTATGGTGAGGACTTTGGCTTTTGTAAAAGATGGACAGCAATAGGTGGTAAATGCCATTTATATGTGTTAGATGAAATTTCTCACGTAGGGGAGTATCAATTTAAGGGTAAGTTGATAGATGACCTTACGCTTGATTTAAAAAAGATTGACGACAAACAAAAAATTAAGTAAAGTGGGCGTTCCAGGATTCAAAGCCTGCCTAATATTTAGCTAAATTATGACAATATCAAGAGGACAGATGAATAGACAATTATACATGGGCGGTGGTATTATGAATGCAATGCCAAGAGAACAATATGGTTTGGGAAGTTCACTTAAAAAAGCAGTAAAGTCAGTAGGAAGAACAATTAAAAAAGTTGCAGATCCTATTGCACAAATAGCTGCTGTAGTTCCAAATCCTTATCAACCATACGCACAAGCATACACTGGTATGAGAGCCTCTGGTGTTGGTGGAGATTACAAAGGATTACAAGTAGGTAATTTTACTCCAGGTGCCTATGGTGGAAAATACGGATCAAATCCTTTTACAACTGGAAACATGGGACAATCAGGTTCAATATATCAGACACAAGGAATTGCACAGCCAACAATTCAAGATATAGCAATGCAAGCGATGAATGCTTTTCCTCAATTTGAGGACTTAAAAGAAGAGGATGTTTTTGATAGAAGTGTTGATATGGGAAGAACTAGAAGAAAAAACGATGGCATAAGTGTTGATATGGGAAGAACTAGAAGAAAAAACGATGGCATTCTAGGCACTATAGACACTTATCAAAAATTGATTTCATTAGCTGCAGCAGGAATATTAGCGGGTTTAACTTACAAAGAACAACATGATTTAATAAATAGATTAGAAAACGAATTTAATGAATACAAAGCAGAAGTAGCTAAATATACAGAACGATATAAAGATCCTTCTAACTTAGCTAGATACGAAGTTGAAACACCAGACGAAATAAAAGATGTAGTAAGAGCACCAGTTATGAATGGCGGCATTATGAATAGAATGAATTACGCGTTAGGCGACACTGCAAGCCAGAATGCTATGCAAGCGGCGGGCATCGAGGGGCTTCCTATGAGACAAAACCCTAAAGGTGTTATGGAATTAGATTTAAGAGAAAAAGCTGGATTTATACCACCAGTTGGAATAAAAGAAAAAGAAGATGACATTCCAGCAATGTTATCAAATAATGAATTTGTTTTTACAGCAGATGCAGTAAGAGGTATGGGAGGCGGAGACGTAGAAGAAGGCTCTGAAAGAATGTACGCTCTTATGAAAAAATTAGAAGAAGGAGGCAAAGTATAATGGCATACCCACAACCATTTTTAGAACCACTAGGTCAAAGACTTTCAGACGTTCTTGCATCAACTTTACCTGCAGAAGGTCAAGCATATGATGTAACTGGCATTACGCCACAGGTTTCTCAAATCAATCCTCTTATTCAAGCAGCTCAACAAAGAAGTGCAACACAAGCTGGATTAGGTTCTTTACAATTTTCACCAGATACCGGAGCTGTTACAGGTGTTGGTCAAGGTACAGGAGTTGCACAATACGAACCATTTTTAGATAAAGCAGAAGGTTTATTAGATCCATCTGGTTATCAGTCTTACATGTCTCCATATCAACAAGAAGTTATTGACACGACGCAAGCTTTGTTAGACGAGCAGCGAGCATCGGGAAGAACAAGACTAGCAGCTGAAGCTATTGGCGCTGGAGCGTTTGGTAGTGGTAGAGAAGGTGTACAAAGAGCTGAATATGAAAGACAAAGAGATATTTCTGATGCAGGAACTATAGCTGGATTAAGACAAGAAGGTTTAACAAGAGCTCAAGCTTTACAACAACAAGCATTAGGAAATCTAACAGTATTTCCATCAATTCAACAACAATTAGGAAGAGGAATTACTTCTGAATTAGGTTTAGCTGGAACAGGTGCTCAACAATATTCACAATCTATTTTGGATGCCAATCAGCAAGCTAATTTAATAGGTCAACAATTTCCATTACAACAGTTAGCAGGAGCTACAAATGTATTTGGAGGAATTGCACAAGGAACTCCAGGAGCTGTTTATTCTCCTCCTCAAGTAACTTCTCCAGCTTTATCAGCAGCTCAAGCTTTTGGTACTGTTTATGGAGGACTATCACCACAAGGTGGTCTTGGTAGTTTATATAACCAGAATTAGTAGTATTTATGTCAAAAATTTTACGTAGACCAATGTTTAGAGGTGGCACACCTAACCCTTATGGAACAGGTATTACTTCTAACTTAGAAAAAAGAAAAAATTATAAAGAAGGATCATTAGATCCTGCAAGAACTGCGTTTGCAAAACAAGTTTCTCAAGCTGTTCAAGAACAAGCAATGCCTGCTTATGGAGAACAAGTTAGAGATTTTTTAAGAGCGTTTGGTGCAAGTGCTGCACCAGCTGGTCAGTTTCAAACATTAGGTGGAGCATTAGGACAAACAGGTGCTAACTTTCAAAAGATGTTTGAACCTAAAATACAAAAAGCTAGAGATCTTGGACAACAAACATTTTTAAAAACATTATCAGGAACAAGCGATCAAAAACTTTTAAAATATCAAAAATTAGCAAAAGATCTTTGGGCTATTGAATCTCAAAAACCAGAAGATCAAAGACAATTTCAAAGTTATGATGAGACATTTGAATATGTAATTAGAACAACTGAATTAGAAGGTGTAGATAAATCAGAAGCTTTACAAACAAAAACAATAGAAGATATCACAAAAAGAATACAAACAGATACTTCTTTAAACTATGCTGATGCTAAAGCTTTAGCAGAAACACAATACCGAATAGCAAATGATGAAGACTTTAGAAGAAAAGTTGGAGGAAGATTAAAAGGTCTTATACCTAGAAATTTTGAATTAGAAACAACTACAGGTAATTATGTTTGGACAGCGCCTGACAGAAATCCACCAAGTACTTTACAACCAAACAATGTTTATTTAGATCCCGTAACACGTAACTTATATTATTTCGATGGACAGAAATCATTAATATTATTAAAATAGGAGTAAGTAATGTCTTCAAAAACAGAACTTGAAAACAGTAAAAAATTACCACAAACTCCTAACGTAGATGAACTTCCTGATGTTGATGAAGTTTCTATTGATACAGAAAATTATAGTCAACCTGCTTTTAAACCTGGTGATCTTAATCAAGATAAATTACCTGAAACATATAAACAAGGAGCGCCTGTTTTTACTACAGGATTTACTGCAGCAGAAAAATTATACAGATCAATAAAAGGTGAAGAAGTTCCTACAAATGAATACACAATATTAGAAACAGGTGTTATTGGTGTGCTTGATGCTTCACTAAAAATAGCAAAAAACGCTTATACTTTAACTGGTGCGATAGTTGATGCATTGGGTGAAGAGAATATAAAAAAAGATGCAGGTTTATTTGCTAAACTAGAAAAAGATTTTGATGAGTCTGTTTTTGGAAAATTAGAAAGAGGAGCAGAAGAAATTGCATATCAAGATGCTGTAGGTAGATTAACTTCTGCATTTACTCAATTATATGTTGGAGGTAGAGCAGGAGCATCTGGAACTTTATATTTAGGAAATAAAGCTAAACAAATAGCTAACAATTATATAAAGGCAGCTAAAGTAGGAAAAGTTGCTAAACCAAATAAAAACATGGTTAAAGCTTTAGAAAAAGCAAAAGAATTAAATAAATTATCAGGTAAAAATAAATACATAGCTATAGGTATTGGTGGTGGAATTGGTGCAGGTCTTGTAGCAGAAACTGAAGACATAGGTACGTTAGGAGATATAGAAGCATTAAATGAATTAATTGGTTTTGATTTTCCAACACGATTAGATAGAGTAAAAAGAGAAGATGCTAAAGACGAAGCTGTTAGAAATTTAACAAACAGATTTAAGTTTGGAGCTGACACAGGTTTGATATCTGTTGTTGTAGGCTATGGTTTAGGAAAGGTAACAAATAAATTAATCGAGCAAGGAGATAAACTTGCTTATAGTAACAAAGCTATTGATAGATGGATAGATAGATTTGCAGCAGATTTAAGACCAAGAGGGTTTAAAGAACAAAAACTGTTTGAAGGAACTAAAAAAGTAGAAGGTCAAATTAATGCAGGACAAGTTACATCAAAAGATTTGATATTAGATATAGATAAAACATTATTTGATATTGCAAAACGATCCGGTATTTCAAAAGGTAGTCCAGCATTTAAAAGAATTATAGGAAGAGTAGATGAACTTTTAACAGGAGGTCAAGATGTAGTTAAAAATAATAAAATTATATTTAATGGTTTTGATACAAAAACAATGAAAGAATTTAAAAAATTTGCAGACGAACTTGATATTACTGCAAATGATCAAAAAGCTATCGTCTCCGATTTAATAAAAATTAGAAATGAATTTAACATATTTAAAAATGCTTTGCTTACAAGTAAAAATTTAAATGTTGGTTCAAAACAATTTAACGAAATAATGTCTGATCGTATGAAAAATATGTTTACATCAGAATACAAAATATCAACAGACAGAAGTATTTTACCTTGGGCTAATTATAAACCAGCTGAAGCCAATGTAAATGCTGTAAAATCTGTTATAAATAGATATGGTAAATCAGAAGGAGTTAAACTAGGTGATACAGAATTAGATTTAATAGTAGATGATATTATAAAAAACGTACAGATAGATGAAGTAACTAAAACACCACGTTTCTTTATGACTAAATTAAATGCTTTAGATGATACACAAACACAGCTTATAAACATTGCAGATAGTTTTAAAAAAGGTGTTTTCAAACCCGGTAAGTTAATAAAAACAAAAGATGATTTACGAGATTTTCAAAGATTATTTGGACAAAAAAGAGATATCAGAAACACAATTATAAACACTATAAATGATTTAGCATCGATAGTTGCTAAAGATGAGTTGTATTCAAATGTATTAAAAAATAGTGAAGAGTTAATTAAGCAAGGTAAAAGAGCAGTTGTGTATCCAACAAGACTACAGGCTATAAAAGGTTTACCTAACCAACAATTAATTACTAGTAAAAATGGTTTACAAATAAAATCGCCTTTAGGTGAGAGTGCTTACACAAATCCATTAAATGGATATTTTACAAGTAAAAAATTTGCTGACGCTTTACAATTTGCAGAGAAAATACCTTTTGATGAATTTGCTAAAAATGCTTTTTATAAACATTTAGTTTTAATACCAAAAGGTGCAACTCAAATATCAAAAACAATATTGGGTCCTTTTACACATACAAGAAACTTTGTTGGTTCTAGTATATTTGCTATAGCTTCTGGTAATGTATTTAAAAATCCAGTTACAGTAGTTAAAAATTTTAAACAAGCTTTCAATACAGTTCAACCTCAATTACTTTATCGTAATTTACCTAAAGATCAGGCTATGTATAAATTTTTATTAGAAGAACAAGTAGTAAATTCTTCTGCTGTAGCAAGAGATATTGCAGGAGTATTAGATGACATTGGAAAAGGTGGAGATGTTTATCAAAGATTTTTTGGTAGATTTGGTCAAGGCTTAAAAAATTTATATACAAAAGCTGGAGACTTGTATGTAGCTGAAGATGATCTTTGGAAAATTTTTTCTTTCTTAGGTGATTTTGATAGTTATAAAAAAGCTTACACAGCTGCTTTTAATGCAGGTAAAATAAAACAAATGCCTTCAGATTTAGAGTTAATGAAGACAGCTGCAAATTTAGTTAGAAACTACATGCCAAACTATGGTTATGTAGGTAGATTAGTTCAAGCTGTTCGAAGATTACCTTTAGGAAACTTCTTAGCATGGCCTGCTGAAATTTTAAGAAATGGTGTAAATTTAATTGAGATCGCTCTTAAAGAAACAAAAAATCCTATCACAGCTGCAATTGGTTATAAAAGATTAGCATCTGCAGCAACAACGATAGGAGTTGCCATACCAGTGACAGGTGAAATACTAAGAAACTTATATGGTATAACTAAAGATATGGCAGCAGCAGCCAGAGAATTTGTTCCATACTATTCAAAAGAATCTATTATATTTCTTACTCGAGATGAGGATGGTTCACTAAATTACATAGATGCATCTGGTGCATTTGTTTATGATACTTTAACTAACCCAATTACTGCTGCGTTAGCTTCTGTTGAAGAACAAAGAGTTATTGATCCTTCCAAACCTTTAGTACCAGGTTTATATGAAGGTTTGGCAAGAGGTATGGCAAGATTAGCTAGACCCTTTATTGAACCATCTATTTGGTATGCAACAATGCTAGACATTTTAGTTAGAGATGGAGAAACAAAAGAGGGTTATAGAATATGGAATGAAGATGCACCTCAAGGAGAAAAAATTCAAAAAGCAGTTGAGTATACAATAGAAGCAACAGCTCCTTTTTCTATTAAACAATTTAAAAGATTAGGAACAGCCATACAAGATAAACCAGGACCGAGAGGCGAGAAGTTTAATGTAGATGATGAAATAGCAGGTTTTTATGGTTTAAGAGGGGTAAAACTAGATCCAATGAAAAGTATGCCATATAAAATATATGAATTTAAAAAGTCAGTTGCAGGAACAAGAAGTTTATTAACATCCCCAACAACAAAAGGGGGAGAAATATCTAGGGACGATATTATTGAAAGATACTACATAGCTAATCAACAAAGATTTAAAGCTATGAAAAAACAAAAAGATATAAATGAGTTAGCAAGAATTTTAGAAGTTGATGAAGAGGCTATGAGAAAACTTTACATAGATAGAGGAATTAGAAAAGAATTTAATTTTATGAACGAAGGTGAATATTTGCCATTTAAAATTAGTCCAGGTTATAGCAAAAAAGTTAGAGAACAAAGAGAAAAATTAGAAGAACAATTTGAACAACTAACATTTGAAGCACCTTTAGATGAAGAAGCATTACAAATTTTAAATGAAATGAAAAGAGATATGATAGGTATGTCCTTAGACGATAGGTATCAAGATCAAATAAGATTAGAAGATTATTTAACTGGTGAAAAAAGAAGTTCTTCTATTAATGATATACCAACACCGCCATTACCAGAACAACCACAACCTAATCCACAAGTTGTTTCAACACCGCCAATGCCTATGCAATCAGGGTTGACCACAACAGAAAATGCTTTACTTTCAGATGAAGAAAAAGCTATAAGATTAAGACAAAGAGGTATTGTATAATGCAAATTAATGTAGAAGACATAAACCGATATTTAGGAAATCTGGAAGATTTATCTGGGTCTGGGATAGTGAATAGGAATTTACTTTACGATGCAAATCCAGGTTACATAAATACTAGTGATGTGCCACAAGACTTAAATGCTTTTCAACAAACTCAAAATTATTTAAGTCAAAATAGAGGTGGTTTGACAAGAGGTCTTTTAGGATTATTACTAGGTGGGCCAATGGGAGCCATCATAGGGTATAACTCTCCACGAATTAGAGATAATATTTCAGATGGAATGGGTGGAATTTCTGATTTGTTTAAAAATTATCAGGATAAAAGAGCAGGTAGGTTAGATATAACACCAGACTCTGCGATTATGCCAACAGGAATAGAAATAGGAGCAGCACAAGGATCAGACGATGCTTTTGATAACAATGACTATAGTGGTAATGCTAACGATGGAACTTCTAATGCAGGTACTGGTAGCTCTGATGATGGATTTATTTAATGACTAAAGACAACGCACTACAACGAATAGACTCACACGAAAAACTCTGCAGAATTATGCAGAAACAAACTCACGACAAGATTCATAAATTAGAAGGACAAATTACTAGAGTAGAAAGAATATTATTAGTATCTATGGGAGCAGTCATCACAGGTATGGGTGGTGTTATTTTAGTTCTCTTACAAAAACTTTAAATCCAATCTTTTAATTCTTCACCCATTATTTCAGTAGCAATGTTTACTTTGTTACGAAGAGAAGTAACTATTTTTGTATCAATAGTATCTTCACAAATAAGATCAATATATGTCATAGGTTTTTCTTGACCAATACGATCTATTCTAGCTTCTGATTGCATTCTTTTCTCAAGATCATAACCATTAGAATAATAAATCATTGTTGATGCACCTGTAAGTGTAATACCGTAACCTCCTGTTTGAGGTGTGCCTACAATAAATCTAACAGGACTTTTAGGGTTTTGTATTTTTTTAATAGCTTTCTGTCTATCATCTGTTGATGTATCACCATAATATGTAACAACTGTATTTTCACCATATTTTTTTGATATAGATTCTACAATTTTTTTAATATCATATCTATAATGTGCCCATATAACAGCTTTGCCTTCAACCTCTTCAAGAATATCCATTAGTTGATTAATACGATTGCTTTTTACATCTTGAACCACACCATCATTAGATGTGAAATGACCACAAGTTATTTGATGTAATCTCATTAATTGAGTAATTACAGTTGTAGACGAAACTACTTTACCATTTAAAAATGCAATAGCTTCTTGTTTCATTTGTTTATAAAGTTTCTTTTGTTCATCAGTTAATTCTACTGTACGTTTTGAATATGTTTTCTTTGGTAGATCTAAACAATCATCTTTTAATACACGATATGAAAAAGGTTTTATTTTATCAGATAGTTCAGGTAAGTTTCTATAACCAACAACAAGTTGAATCATTCTACCTGATACATTTACTTGTTTAGTAATCGCATATCTAATTTTAAATGTGTAGTAAGATTCATGTCCTAATAAAAAAGGACTTAAAAAATAACATTGTGCAAATAAATCTAATGGTGATTTAGTTACAGGCGAACCTGTAAGTATTCTTCTATATTTAGAATTAATACTAATATCTATAATTGCTTTTGTTCTTTTTGCTTGAGGATTTTTTATAGAAGTTGATTCATCAATTGCCATTATAGTTTTATGAGAAGCTAAAAACTTTTTTGCAAAATCTACACCTTTTTTTGTAGAAAATGCTTCTACGTTCATAATCAATATATGAAGCTCTGCACCTGTAGAAAACATAGGTTTCAGGTCTGCAGCATCAGGTTTAGTTCTCCATAAACCAACTTTCTTTTCTATATAATCAGGCATATGGCTTGGTATTTCAGAGTCAAACCAATTCTTATAAACACCTTTTGGTGCAATAATTAAAGCACCATCTATCTTGCCAGCGTTATAAAGCATAGCAATATTATCAATTAATACCTTTGATTTACCTGTACCCATTTCCATGAAGTACGCAAATACTTCTTTATCCCATGACATTTCAAGGGCTTTTTTCTGGTGAGCAAAAGGCTTGCTTTTATATTTGTAATGCATATTATATTTTAACTTTCTATTGCAAGCATATATATTATGTGTTATTTAATGTCAAGAAGGATATATTATTAATGTCAAAAGTCTTTGTTATACAAGACATACCAGGAACTAAAGCAGGAGCACCCAAAATAAATATTATTGGGGCGACACAATTTGGACAACTTAAAGTGTTATTACCTGAGAATTCTCAAATTATTTTAAGTCCAACTTATGTGATAACAACATTAAAACAAAAATTAAAAGATTATACAGAAGAAGATTATTTATTATTAACAGGTGACCCGGCAATTATTGGTGTAACCTGTTCAATAGTTTCTGATATTACAAATGGAAAATATAAATTATTAAAATGGGACAAACAAGAGAGGAGATATTATCCAGTTGAAATAAATTTATATAACAAAGGTTGACAATTAAAAAAAATAATTATATAGAAAGGTGAGAAAGTTATGACAAAAATTGATTATGAAAATGATAGAATGCAATCTGTTGAACAGATAGATTCCGCTAAAAGACTATCAGATAAAATATTAGAACTAAAAGATTTTGAAGATGAGATTGCAAATGCAGAAGAGTCTTTAAAAAAACTTAAAGAAAAAGCAAGAGCAATTTCAAGCATTGAGATTCCAGCGATGATGGATGAAATGCAGATTACAAAATTAAAGCTGAAAGATGGAGAGGCTGTAGAAATTAAAAAAGTCTACGGTGCATCTATTCCTAAAGATCAACAGGAAGCAGCTTTTACATGGCTTCGTAACAACGGTCTAGGTGATATTATTAAAAATGATATTACCGTTACCTTTGGTCGTGGCGAAGATAACAAGGCAGCAACATATGCTAACCTTGCACGAGGTCAAGGGTTTGAACCTATCCAGAAGATTGGAGTAAACCCAATGACACTCAAAGCACTGGTCAGGGAGCGACTTGAATCTGGACAAGACGTTCCTGCCGACCTATTTAAACCGTTTGAAGGTAACCAAACAAAAATAACAAGACGATAACATAGGAGAAACGAGAAATGAGTAACGCGAAACAAATGACAAAGAAAGATGAAAATCTTCCGTCAGCTTCGTTATTCGAAGCAGATGCACAAATGGGTTTTGAGAATGTGAAGACAGATAGTCTGGCTCCACCAATCTTAAAACTACTACAGAACGGATCAGCAGAAGCACAGAAACGTAATCAAAATTACGTAGAAGGTGCAGAACCTGGTATGTTCTTAAATACTGTTACGAAACAG